ATGTCGCGTAATTCTTCTTCCTTTGGCGGCATCATCGCCACCGTCGTTCAAACCGCCACAACTGGCAGCCGCCGCCACCCACGCCTCGCCGCTTCCGGTGCGACACACCACACCGGAGCGCCCGTACTCCGCGGCAGCGTCGAAGCTGGCACATTCGAGGATGCGTTTTTCACCAACCATGCCCCCGGTGAGACGGACAAGATGCTGCGGGTGGCGAGGAAGCTTTGTGACGCCGGCCGGCGATTGGGTCGCGAGGCACGCGCGGGGGTGCGTCAGCTATCCCGCAAGGAACAGGCCATCGCGGCCCTGACGAGCGGCACGGTTCGCGTATATGAAGAGCTATGCTCTCTTGCCCGCCTCAACCGCGGCCGCGTGTACCCCAGCTACGAGTGGCTTGAAGACGCCACCGGCTACGGCCGAGGGACGATAGCCCGCGCCTTGCGGATCTTGGAAGAGCTGGGCCTACTGATGCGGCAGCGTCGGTTCAAACGGATCGAGGCCGAGGGTCCTGGGCCTCGCTATAAGCAAACGTCGAACGTCTACCGGCTGCTGCTCCCCGCCTCGCTGCTGTCCTACCTGCCGCGCTGGATGCGCCCTGCCCCTGTTCCGGCTGACGCCCTCCAGCACGAAGCCGATCGCGTCGACGATCAGCAGCACATGCTCAGCCAGTTGAGCTGCCGCGAACTCGCGCGCGCCACGATTAACAGCGGTCCTCTCGCGAGGGTGCTGGCCAACTTGGGTGCGCGCATCGATCAGAATGAGCGCGAGTTCGATAACTGCACGCAACCGCTCACGGATTCATAAGCTCTAGGTCAAAAGGAACGACTACGTCGTACGCAGTTTGATAGTCCCCCCTCGGAAACATACCCACCGACACCACCGGCAAGCCCAGCGCAGCTTGTCGGGACAGGCGGCTTGCGCCGCCCATGGGCTATCTAGGGGGGACGAGCACGATCTGCGCCATATCGCCGCGAGGGAGCGCTTGAACCTGCACCAAAGCGCATTTTACCTCCCTCGACGGCGAACGGCCTGTGACGGGCAAAAACGGCCGTTTATCGAGGCATCAGACCGGGATCACTTGCATAAATAGCGATCCAAAAAGCCCGGAGGCGAGGCGCGGGGGCAAGCGCGACGTTTGAGGAAGAGGAAAGACGCTTACCGCGTTCGCAACACCGACATCGAGTGCTAGCGTGCTACACCTTCTTCGTCTTATTGGGGGTGACAGGGCACGAGGGTCGACTAAGGTAACTATGGAAGAGACATACGATGATGCAGCCGTGCGACACTTCACAGACGCTCGGAGCTTAGCCGCAGCCCATCGGTACGACAGTGCCGGGCATCTCGTCGGTTTCGCCGCCGAGTGCGCAATCAAGCATGTACTCGGCCTAGCTGAACCTGAGGATGGTAGCCCGCGGGTTCACTTGCCTGACTTGGCCGGTGCAGCGCGACGCCGATTCTCTGGACGAGACCCGGTCCAAGCGACAATGCACAGCCTCTTACAGGCGACAAGGGGCGGATTTTTTCAGGACTGGCAAATCTCAAAACGTTATCGACCAACCGGTACAGTCGCAGCTGACCAGTATGCGAATTGGGAGAGCCTCGCGAGGCGCACACTCTGCGCTGCCCACCTGAGCCAATAGGACTACTGCGATGAATTTCGACAGTGCATTGCCTGAACTGACTCGTTTGGTTCGCGACATTTTAGGTCCAGACACGCTGGATGCAGGACTCTTTTTACGGGACGCCGAGGGGCGTCTTACGTTCGTACTTCGCTCGGAAGTCTCGCGGAAAGATCGAGACTCCTTGGAGAAGCAAGCCTCCGACCGGCTTGGGTCTTATGTGGACGGTGCCGTTGCTACGCCAGCGGAGTTGTTTGACGACAGCCTGATCAACGATGAATCTGCGCTGGATGAGCAAGTAATTCTTAACGACGACGTTACAATTTTCGTGAAGCTAGTGGATCGTCGCATAATTGGGCAAGATTGGGACCGGCCTGATTTTCGCAAAATCTCGAACACAGTTCCTGTTGTGACATTCTTTAGCTGCAAGGGCGGTGTTGGACGATCAACCGCACTCGTTTTAACCGCAGCCGCGATGTCGCAGCAAGGTAAGAACGTTCTAATCATAGATTTTGACTTGGAAGCGCCAGGCTTAGGACCATTGCTGCTTGCCGATAAAGATCTGCCGCCTTTCGGATTGCTCGATCTTCTAATAACGGAGCGGATCGCGGGCGTCTCGGATCAGAGTCTCGAAAATTTCATATCTCCTTCCCCACTCACTGGCGGCAAGGGTTTGATCGAAGTTGTACCCGCAGTTGGGCAAGTTGGTCGCGATAATGCGAGCAATGTGGTGTTGAAGCTGGGTCGTGCCTTTCTAGAAGGACGAGGGGTCGAGGGCCAAGTCACGACGTTCCTGACTCAAATGAGAGAAATCGTGCGGAGATTGATTGATCGAGGCAAAAGTGATGTCGTCCTCGTCGATGCTCGGGCTGGGCTAAGTGAGAGTTCGGCTCCGGCTGTTTTAGGGCTTGGGGGTGACGTATTATTGTTTGGCGTCGATACAAACCAAACTTTTGAATGTTACCGCTATTTGCTTAGCCATCTCGGCCGTTTTGCGCGAGAGGGTGGCGAAGACGACTGGCGATATAGAATGCGGATGGTGCACGCGAAAGCAGGGCGCGGCGAAGACGCTTGGCGAAAGTTCAGGGAGCGCGCTTACGAGATCTTCGCAGACACCTTGTACGAGGAAGCAGCTGGCTCCAGCCTTGACGTCTTTAACTTCGACATCGACGACCCTCAAGCCCCGCATTACGCTTGGCCTATACCTTTCGACTTAGAATATAGCGAGTTTGACCCCCTGACAAAAACTTCTTCGCTGGGAAAAGATTTCTATGAGCGTAGTTTTGGCCCCTTCATCGATCGGTTAACATTGCTCGCATTCAACGAGAAAGTTGATGACTAATCCACAGATTTCGGTTCGGAAGGTCCTCAGCTCGCTGCATCCCTCCGTCGCACACAAGGCAGCGGTGGCCCCTGATCTGCGGGAGATTTATACGCCGGTCTCGCATGCAGATGCACTTGACCCCGAACGGGCGCTAGTTGTCGGGGGACGAGGAGTAGGAAAAAGCTTCTGGGCGGCCACCTTGGCGGACCCCGCAGCGCGCGGACGTGCAGCCGAGGCATATCCCCATCTTAACCTTGGCCGATATGACGTCGAGCTAGGCTTCCACGAAGGCGCTCAAGGTGCCGGAATGCTTGCCCCCTCACCGGCGTCACTTAAGCGAGCCCTGCAAATCGCTGACGACCCCGCTTGGATCTGGAGAAGTGTACTTCTTCAAGCGCTAGCACCTACAATAGGGCCAAAGCGACTTACTGATCGTGTGACGTGGTTGATGAACGATCCTGAGACGTATGATGAAATAACCTTTGAGGCAGACCAAGCACTCGCTACCAATAATCGTCGGTTGCTGCTTGTATTCGACGCTTTGGATGTTTTAGCAAATGACTGGGACACCATCCGTCAACTGACAAGTGGCTTGGCCAGACTAGCTTTGGAGACTGGATCTCGAAAAGCGATTCGTATAAAATTATTTATGCGAACGGATCAGTTTCAAGACATGAAGAGGAAGACGTTTGCTGATTTTTCCAAGCTAAGAACGGCTGCGGTTGAGCTAGATTGGAGAACCATAGATCTTTATGGCGCTCTATTTACTCGCCTTTGGAGAACGCCGGAATCGTCTCAGGCAGCGAAAGACCTAGCGGAGGGTCTTCGGATTCGAGGCGCATATGAAGACGATCTTCCAAAACAACTTCGCGATAGCGAGGTCGTTCAGCAGCGTTTCTTCTCTGCTTTCGCAGGTGAATTTATGGGTGCGAACGAGAAGCGAGGCAGGACCTACACGTGGGTGCCAAAACACCTTGCAGACGGGCATGGCGAGACAAGCCTACGAAGCTTTCTTATCGCCTTGAAGGAAGCAGCGCTTCGAACATCAGATCGAACGAAGCTTGCCATTGATTATGTTGGCATCAATGAGGGAGTGCTTAAGGCGTCCGATACAAGGCGAGAGGAGATCCAAGAGGATCATCCTTGGGTGGAAGATGCTTTGACGCCGTTACATGGCCTTACGGTGCCGTGCGAGGAAGACGACATTCATTCTCGTTGGGATGACAAAAACGTAATTGAGAAGATCACGCAGCGTTCAGATCCCGAGCGACCCGCTGCTCCAGTGCAACTAAACTTAATTGACTTGGAGCGAGATCCTTGGGCGGGAGAGTACGCGTTGATGGCTGCTCTCGTTGAACTCGGTATAGCAGAACGGCGGAGCTTAGATCGTATCAACTTTCCTGATATTTATCGTGTAGCTGCAAAGATGAAGCGCAGGGGCGGCGTAGCCCCTCGACGAAATTGAGTGAACGTCAAGGAGCGCATTCGAGGACCTGCCTAGGTAGCGGCCGCGGCGTTTCGGATCATCGGTTGGAACGGTTCGAAGGCGATGGCGTCCTCGCCTAACCATTCGTTCACCTCCAGCATGCGCATCTGGATCGGCTCGACGACATTGACGTGGAAGGCGTTCGCCGCGTCGATAATGCTGCCGAGGCCGCCGGCGTTGCGCGGCACGAACCCCAACAGGATCGGCGGCACGCGATGCGCCGCAAGGATATCCTCCGTCGTCGCTTGCTTGATGCCGAGAAATTCGTCCTTTGCCGCGGCCTCTCCGATCGGAATGATCTGCACCCCGTCCTTCTTGCCGTTGGGCGCATGGATGAACAGGTTGCGGAAGTTGCCGACGCCTTTGGTGTCTTCCAGCGACTCCGCCAGCTCGTCCGCATCCTCGTCAGACATGGTCGGCTCGCTCAGGTAGAAGACGAAGCCGGCATGGCTGCCGTTCTCGTAATATCGCCGGCGGAACAGCGTCGATTGCTCGTTGAGGAACGCCGACTGCATGGCCGCCAGATATTCCGGCACGCCATAGATTTCCTGTTCGAGGTCCGTCTCGTAGAGCTGGAACACGCTGCCGGGCGCGAATTCGGTTTCGACCTTGTACCCCTGCACCCAGAAGAACTGACCTTCCTCCTTGCCGCGGCGCGTGTGGATCGCCGGCGAGTTGAGCAGGCGCAGCGGTCGGCCGCCGAGGCTGTCACGCCGCTCGAGGAAACCATTGCCCATCGTCAGGAAGTTGAGCGCGAAATCCGCGAAGTTGCGCCGGTCTAGCAGGCGGGAGGGCTTGAAGTGCCTCACGAGCTGGTCGCGCTTGTACTGGAGCGCCGACGAATGATGCGCCGTCGCGCGATACGCGCGGGCCAGCCCCTTTGGCGGTAGCGGCGGTTCGTACCAGCGCCCGTTGAGCGAACACTCGGCATAGCTGATCAGGTCGCGGCGATCGAGGACCCGCTCCGCGTCGCCGAAGCGAAACGCGCGCGTCCGGCCGCCTGCTGCGCCGCCCGGCGCGGATTGACTCGGGCTGGTCACGATCTCTGCGCCGGCGGGCATGCCGATCGCGATCGGCGCTGGGGTCGTTGGATCGGCCATTGAGGGATCTCACTCTGGTCTTGGTGCTGGTGGTGTCGGTCGGATCGAGCGGTTCGCTCGACAGGGCGTGCATGATCGCCCACGCAAGATCCGCGTGGCCGGTGTCGCCGGCGCGGCTGGCGGTATAGGTGACCTGACGCTGGCTCTTCGTCAGCTCTGCGCGGATCGCCATGAAGCTCGCCATGATGTCGCGCGCGCCCTGATCGAATTCGAGGCGCTTGGCCTGCATGACGCTCTTGGCTTTCAGGACCATCTGCGTCTTGACCGGCACCGAATAATCGATCCGCTTCGCACTGGGGAATTTCTTCACGACGAGCTGCCAGACCGACGCGCCGCACCCGGTCGTGTCGATCCCGATGAAACTGACGTTGTAGCGGTCGAGCTGCGCGACTATCTTCGCCGCCTGCTCGGCGAACCCCAGCCCCTTCATCCGGTGCTTTTCCAGCACCCGGAATTTGCCGGTCGGCGTCTTGGGGGCGGCAACGATCACCATAGCCGCGTCGTCGCCGGCCGCGCTTTCTGCGGGGTCGTAACCGATCAAGACCTCGCCGTCGCGATACGGCCGCAGTGCGAACGGATCGAAGTCCTTCGCCCAGGCATCCCAGCTATCGACACCGCAGGCCCGCATCAGGTTGAACGGGAACATCGACGAAGAATCATCGACGAAATTGCACATGTAGAGGTTGTCGAAGACGTCGGGCGCGTAACGCCGGCGCAACCGCTCGATGTCGAACAGGTCGCATCCGCCGTCCTCTGCGTCGAGGATCGACACCTTCTGACGCCAGATGCCGTCAGCCCCGACGACGCCGGCGCGCAACTGCTCGTCCGTGAACCGGAAATTGGCACGATCGGCCTTCGGACGGTCCTCGTTGAACGCCTCGCCTGACCACTTTCGATAGGCTTGGTGCGCGATCGTCGACGGCGTCGAGAAATAGGTAATGCGATAGCGTTTCTGGCTCGCCATCGCGCTCGCCACGTCGTCGATTTGTTCGAAGCCATGCACCCAAAAGACTTCATCGACGTACACGTCGCCGTGATAGGATTGCGCGGTGCGGTAATTGGTGCCGAGGAAGTATAGCTTGGGCGCTTCCCCCAGCGGACCTTCCACCCCGTCGAGGTCGAGCGTGATCGGATCGCCCTGCAACTGGACGCCCGTCACCTTCATGACGAAATCGATAATGTAGGCGCGAAAGTTGTTGGCCTGCGCCCGGCTCGCCGAAATGAATATCTGGTTGTTACCGGTTTGCAGCAGGTGGATGAACGCTTCGCGCGCGAAGTAATAGGTCGCGCCGATCTGACGGCTCTTCAGGATGAACCGGGTGGTGAGCGCGCTCGACCCGAGCAGCTCATCCTTCGGCCCGCGCCACGCGAGCTGGTAATCGAAGAGGTCGTTTTCGAACGCATCGATCAGCGTGGCGATCTGCGTCTCGTTCAGGTGGTTCTTGCGCGCGGCCTTCTTCGGCCCGCCGTTGCGGGCGGCGACGTTGGGATTGAGATCGACCTCGTTGCCGCCCGGCGCAAGGTAACGCCGCACCCGCGCCATCCGCTCGATCTGGCGGCCGAGCAGATCGATTTCCTTGTAATCGCTGCCCGTCTTCGTCTCTTTGCTGACGAGCATGCAATAGCGCGACACGGTGCAGTCCTCGGCCCGCTCGATCTGCGGTGCCTCGTCCCACTTGTCGCGGCCCTTCCAGCTCGCGACGGTCGGCACCTTCAGATCCAGCCCGTGCAGCGCATTCAGTTCGTCGACCAGCTCGGTCACGCCCCAGCCGCGCCAGTACAGGCTCCGCGCCAGCCGACGCGGATCTAGGAACCGTTCGGCATGGATCGGGGCAGTTGAATCGGGATGGCGCTCGCTGGTCATCGCCGGCGACGCTAGCCGCGACCGTCGCCCTGCCGCCCGCCCCGCCTGTTGTAGCGCCCGGTTCTACAACAGCCCCGCGTTGCGCTGGGGGCCGGTTCTCCCGCTTGTTGCGGCCTCCAGATGCGGGATCGCCCGCGTCCACCGATCGATCTGCCGGAGCCGCCCAGCGCCATGTCCAAGCTGTCCAAGCCCTTCCGCCTCGCCACCGAAGGCGCGACCTGTGACGGTCGCACCATCTCGCGTCAGGACATCGTCGATATGGCGGCGACCTACGTTCCGGCGACCTACACCGCCAACAGCAACCTCGAACACATCCGTGGCTATTCGCCCGAAACGCCGTTCTGCGCCTATGGGGATGTCGTCGCCCTCTCCACCGCCGATGTTACCCTGTCGGTCGGCGGCAAGGATGAGAAGCGCCTCGCCCTCTATGGCCAAGTCAACGCCACCGACGAGCTGATCGCGCTCAACGCGAAGAAGCAGAAGCTTTACCCGTCGATCGAGATCAACCCGAACTTCGCCGGCACCGGCAAGGCATACCTTCAGGGCCTCGCCTTCACCGACAGCCCGGCATCGCTCGGCACCGAAATCATGAGCTTCGCCGCAGGTCAGGGGGAAGCCAATCCCTTCAACTCACGCAAGCTCGCGCCGGGCAATTTCTTCAGTGCGGTGGACGAGGGTGTAAAGCTCGATTTCGTGGAGCCGGAGGCACCCAGCGATGCGACAAGCATGTTCGCGGCGCTGCTCAAGACCTTCTTTAAGAGCGAGACACCTGCCGCCCTGCCAGCGCCGCCCGTACCGCCTGTTGCGCCGACCCCGCCCGCTCCGCCGCCCACCAACGACAACATGAGCGCCGGTCTGGCGCAACTGGTCGAGGGCATCACCAAGCTCAGTGAAAAGGTCGACGGCCTCGGCACCCGGCTTGCCACCGTCGAAGGCGCGCAGACCCGGTTCTCCGCCCAGCTCGACAACACCGACGCCAGCACCAGCCGCCGCCCGCCCGCGGACGGCCGCGGCAACTTCGCCAAGTCCGATTTCTGACGCGCGCATAGCCCGCCAGCCCGTCGCCCCAGCCACCACCCCGATCCCCGGAGACCCGTAACATGGGCATGCGTAACGACACCCGCGAACTACTCGACGAATATCATGCCGACGTAGCGCGCATGAACGGCGTCACGAAGATCGAGAAATCGTTCAACGTGGCACCGTCGATCCAGCAGAAGCTGGAAACCAAGGTGCAGGAATCGAGCGCCTTCCTGTCGCAGATCAACATCCTCGGCGTCGACGACATGGAAGGGGCGACCGTCGGCCTGTCGATCGGCGGCATGATCGCCGGCCGTACCGACACCAGCGGCAACGGCCGCCGCGAGACACGCTCCGTCCACGGCCTAGAAGAGAACCGCTACAAGGTCACGCAGACCAACTTCGACACCCACATCACCTACAACCAGCTCGACGTCTGGTCGCGCTTCCCCGACTTCCAGACGCGGATCGCGGGCGCGATCGTCGAGCGTTGCCAGCTCGATCGCATCGCGATCGGCTTCAACGGCACCCGTGCCGCCGCCACTACCGATCGCACCGCCAACCCGCTCGGGCAGGATGTCAACATCGGCTGGCTGGAGCGCATGCGCACCGAAAACCAGATCCGCGTCATGGACGAGGGCAAGGTGGCCGGAAAGGTCCAGGTCGGCGCGGGCGGCGACTATGCGACGCTCGACGCGCTGGTGTGGGATGCGGTGCAGACGCTGCTGCCGAGCTGGGCCAAAGGCCGCACCGATCTGGTCGCGATCTGCGGCGCGGGTCTGCTGCACGACAAGTATTTCCCGCTCATCAACGCGGACGAAAAGCCGACCGAACAGATCGCCCGCGACCTCATCATGTCGTCGAAGCGCCTCGGCGGCCGGCAGGCGGCGGAAGTGCCGTTCTTCCCCGAGGACGCGGTCCTGATCACGCCGTTCAAGAACCTGTCGATCTACTATCAGAACGGCAAGCGTCGCCGCTACGTGCAGGAAAACCCGGCGCGCGACCGGATCGAGGACTTCAATTCGTCGAACGAAGGCTATGTCGTCGAGGATTACGACTTCGCGTGCATGGTCGACAACATCGAAATCCTGCCGGCGGCCTGATCCGATGGCGATGTCTCCTGCCAAGCTCCACCTCGCGCGCGCTGCGGCGCGCGCGGGATCGGCCCCCGCCAGCGTATCGCGCCCGTCGATCGCGGCGACCGAAGAGTATCTGCTCCAGCGGGCGGCGCTCGGCGTCGATCTGCGCACCCTGCGCGAGATCCAGTCGCAGGAGCGCAAGATCGAGGCGAAGCGCACCATGCTGCCGGCCTACGAGCCGTGGATTGCTGGCGTGCTGGAGGCGGATGCCGCCGGCAAGGGCGGCGCGCAGGACGATATCGTCACCCATGCCATGATCTGGCGCATCGACGTTGGCGACTTCGCGGGTGCCATCCCGCTCGCTGAATACGTGCTGCGCCACAACCTCATTCTGCCCGAGCGGTTCGAACGCACCGCGGCAACGCTAATCGCCGAAGAAACAGCCGAATCGGCGTTCAAGGCGCTCGGGCAGGATACCGATTTCGACGTGGATGTTCTCCGCCGCGTCGATGATCTGGTCGACATCTACGACATGCCCGATCAGGTCCGCGCCAAGCTGGAAAAGGCGATCGGCCTGCACCTCGCGCGGCAGGCCGATCGGCTCGAAGCCGATGCGGACGGAGTCGCCGGCGGCAAGCGTGCCGCCTACGAGGTCGCCGCCCGCCATCTCCGCCGTGCGCAGGATTTGAACACATCCGCCGGCGTGAAGAAGGAAATCAACCGCGTCGAGCGCGAGATCCGCAAGCTGGTCGATACGGCCGGTAACGAGGAAGCCTGACCATGTCGATCTTTCCAACCGTATTGTTCGTGCTGATCCTCGCGATCCTTGTCCTCGATCTGGTCGTGTTTCTGCCCCGCGCGCGTCGTACACGCGATGTTATTTTCTTGCACGGGATTGACCAAGTCGGCGTAGGGCGCGCCCGATTGCACAACGACAAGGCTGATATCCGGCGGGAGTATCGCCGCTTAGGGCTCCCCGACCCCATCATCCTCGTCGCGCCGGAAGGTGCGACCATCCGGCGCGAGACGCGCTGATCAGCTCGCCCCGCGAGCGCTCGGGGGGCGGAGCTGATCGAACGCCGGCCACGTGCCGATAGCGCCAGGTTTCTCCCCACCCCCCGCCAGCTCGCTTTCAGGATCGCCCATGGCCGCTTTTGTTTCGACCCCGCCGGCCTCCAGCCCGGCACCGCCCGCGGCGGCCGACACCATCGGCAACGATGGCTGGTTCCCGTCGATGTCGATCGCGGCCACCCGCCAGATCCTCAACGTCACCACCGCCATCCCTGACAGCCGCGTCCGCGACGCGATTGTTGGCGCGATGCTGGCGATCAACCGTCAGCTCCGCCCGTGGAAGGCCAGCGCCGCCGCAGCGTCGCTTGCCGAGGTCGAACAGGAGCGGATCGACGGCCACGGCCGCTTTGTCGAGCTGTACGAGCGCGCGGTACGAGCCGAGGCCGCGGCGATCCTTGCCGACCTCAACCCCGATCTGTCCGCCACCGACAGCGGCCGCAAGCGCGAAGAGGGTGAAGAGGCTCCCGCCGATCATCACCGGCGCATCGCGACCCACTGCGTGCGCGATATCCTCGGCAAGGGGCGGACCAAGGTTCGCCTCATATGACGATCACAGCCCGCGCCCTCAAAAACGAGCCGCTAGACGCGCTGGTCTGGCGCATCACGGGCGGCGGCCCGGCCGTCGTCGAAGCCACCCTGCTGCTCAATCCCGGCCTCGCCGCGCTCGGCGCGGCGCTTCCGGCCGATCACCCGGTCGTGCTGGCTGACACCACCACCGCCCCCGACGAGCTGTCGCTCGTCCAGCTCTGGGACTGACGATGGACAAGCTCCTGCACGAGGCGTTCGAAACGATCCTCTCCTTCCTGATCAGCCTGCTGCCGTCTGCGCTCGGCGCGACAGTAAGCATGATGGTCGACGACGGCATCACATGGTCAAAGATGTTCGCCCGTCTGTGGGTCGGCATTGTCGTCAGTTATTTCGTGAAGGGCGCACTGATCGCGCTGCTGGCGCTGCACCCGTTCGTCACCGACGCGGTCAGCTTCCTTACCGGCATGGTCGCATACAAGTCGGCACCCGGCTTCATCGCCGCATGCAGCACCGTCCTTGCCGAGCTTCCCGGTCAGTTGCGCGACCGCGCGCTGGCGTTCCTCCCCAAGAAGGATGGCAAGTGATGACGATCGCCGCAAAGCCCCCCGCACCCGTCAAGCGCAAGACGCTGGTCGCCATCGTCGGGGCGGCAGCCGCACTCATGGTGACCCCGCTGGTCGCGAAGTGGGAATCGGGTGGCAAGGATCACCTCGTTGCCTACCGCGACATAGTCGGGATCTGGACGATCTGCGACGGCGTAACGGCAGGCGTAAAGCCGGGCATGACGGAAACCAAAGCGGGTTGCGAGGCGCGACGTGAGGCGGAGCTGGTCAAGCATGCGGAGCCGGTTCTGGCCTGCGTGCCCGGCTTGAAGGGACACCCTCACCAGATCGCCGCATCGGTCAGCCTCGCCTATAACATCGGCACCGCCGGCTTCTGTCGATCGACCGCAGCACGCCGCTTCAACGCCGGCGACTGGCGCGGCGGCTGCGATGCATTCCTCGCGTGGAACAAGGCTGGCGGCAAGGTCGTGAATGGTCTCGCCCGGCGTCGCGAGGATGAGCGCCGCCTCTGCCTGACGGAGTTGCCCCGATGATCAAGAAACTGCTCGCCAAGGTGCGGGCCGAAGCCACCTTCCTCGTCCTGCTCGCCGTCGCCGGCGTCGGTGCATATCTCTACGTCCAGTTTCAGCAGGTCCGCGCCGATCGCGACGATCTGCTGCACCGGGCCGAGGTGATCTGCGCCCGTGCCGGGCAGGATTTTGCCGCCAGCGCGAAAGCACCACGCGGCACGGTCTGCGCCATCGCGGTTGCTGGCCTGTCCGGTTTCAAGGCGAACAGTGACCAGCTCACCGCCAAGACCCTCGCCGATGCCATGGCCGCGCATGACGCGCGTCAACTCACCGACACCCAGGCGGCCCGCGCCGCGGCCGAGGCCGCCCGCACCGCCGCCCAGCGTATGGAGATCGCAGATGCGCAAGCTGAACGTCGCAACCTTGTCGATCGCGACTGGTTCGCTGCTGTTAATGGCGTTGCCGGGCTGCGCCCTGCGACCGCCCGTTAAGGTGGAAGTGCCGGTGCCCGTCGCGGTGCCGGTGAAGGACACGCCCCCGGCCGAACTGCTGCGGTGCGCCGATCGGCCCGCCGGCCTGCCCGAAGATCCCGATCTGGTGGCGCAGATCCCGACGCGTGCGCGTGCCGGCATCATCCGGCTCGCGCGCGCCTTTGGTGCCAATGCCAGCCAGCTCGACCGGCTGATCGATTGGGCCACCCCCGGCACCTGTTCGAAAGCCGGCAAATGAGGAAGCCCGATAGCCTGCGAGCTGCCCTGACGGCCGCGGTGCCATCGCTGATGACGAACCCGGCGCAGCTCAAGATCTGGCTCGACAACGGGCGCGTCCAGTCGCTGGGTCGAGGCGGACCCGCCGCTATGGAATACAGCTACAAGCTGTCGCTCCTGCTCACCGACTTCGCCGCGGACGAACCGCATACCCTGTTCGGCGCAATCGTCGCTTGGCTGGCGGTAAACCAGCCAGATGTACTCCTGCGGCCACTCGATCCAGCCAGCGCGATCACCTTCGAAATCGAGGTGATGAGCGATACCAAGGTTGATATCCTCGTCACACTCAACCTCAACGAAGTGGTACGTGAGGACGCAGCCGGGGCCATTGTGACCCTGCCGGAACCGGCGCTCGACAACGGCGATCTGCTCGCGCCGGGCGCGATCCTCCACCCATGAGCGATTTCACCGACATCGAGCTGCGCATCGCGCGCCTGATCGATCAGGTGACCCCGGCGGGTCGAGCCGCCCTCGCCCGCAAGCTGGCGGCCGATCTGCGCAGATCGAATGCCCAGCGCATCCGCGACAACGTCGAACCCGATGGCGAAGCGATGGAACCGCGTCGCCCGCGGCAGCAGGGAAAGAGTTTACGCGAGCGTATCGGTCCCGCCGCGTTGCGCCGCGAGGCGATGTTCGCCCGCGCCGGAGGTGCCAAGTTCCTCCGCGCTCGGGCCACACCCGAGGGCGCGCAGATCGGCTTCACTGGCGCGACAGCGCGGATCATGAGGGTCCATCAGCTTGGTCTGCGTGATAAGGTGAATGCAAATGGCCAGACGGTCTCCTACCCCGTGCGCGAGATCCTCGGCATCTCGGATGGCGATCGTGGGCGGCTGCTCGACCTCATAGCCGCCAGCTTCGACACCTGACGGCCTGTTGTAGCGCGACGGCGTACAACAACCGCCGCTAGCCACCCGCGCGCGTGGCGAACGACATGGCGGCGATGGCCTCGCTTTCCGCATCCACATCCGTCGATCTGTCGCGCCTCGATCCGCCGACAATCGTGGAACAGCTCGATTACGAGACGATCCTCGCGCGCCTCGTCGCCAAGGTGCAGGAGCTGCTCCCGTCCTTCGACGCGACGGTCGATAGCGAACCGATGGTCAAGCTCTTGCAGGTCGCCGCTTATGAGCAGTTCCTGCAGCGGCAGGACTTCAATGAACGCCTGGTCGGTCGGCTTGTCGCCTTTGCCACCGGTGCGACCCTCGACCATATCGGCGCATCGATCGGCGTCGCCCGCCTCGTCGTCACGCCTGCGAACAACACGACCGGTGCCGCGGCGGTCTATGAGGACGATAACAGTTTGCGCCAGCGTATCGTCCTCGGCCCGGAAGGCTTCGCGGCGGCAGGGCCGGAACTCGCCTATGTGAAGCACGCGAAGGACGTCAGCGGTGCCGTGCTGGACGCCAGCGCCACCTCGCCGGCACCCGGCGAAGTCGAGGTGGCCGTGCTCGCGCGCGATGGCGACGGCACCGCGTCGCCCGAGCTGCTCGCGATCGTCCGCGCCAAGGTGACCGACCGCGCCGTTCGCCCCCTCGGCGACCTCGTCACGGTCATCACCGCGCAGCAGCGCCGCTACGTGATCACTGCACGGATCTTCACGTTCGCAGGGCCTGATGCCGCAATCGTGCTCGCCGCATCGCGTGCCAAGCTCGACCGCTACCTTGCCGCGCAACGCCTGCTCGGTCGCGACATCACCATGTCCGGCCTGTATGCCGCGCTGACGGTGGAAGGCGTCCAGCGCGTCGAGATCTCCGCGCCCACCGCCGATGTCGTCTGCGACCTGTCCGAGGCGGCGCTCTGCACCGCGATCGACCTGACCCATGGCGGCTATGCTGAATAGCCTGCTCCCGCCGAACGCGACCAAGCTGGAACGGGCGCTGGAGCATGGCGCGCGGCCTGAATCGCTGGTGACGCCGGTAGACGTGATCGACGATCCGCTTACCAGTCCGGCCGAACTGCTGCCGTGGCTGGCCTATGGCCTGTCCGTCGACACATGGGATGCGGACTGGTCGGAGGCCGCCAAGCGCGACGCGGTTGCCAGCTCGATCGAGATGCACCGGCGCAAGGGCACCCGCCTGTCGGTCGAGAGCGTCCTCGCCCGGTTCGATGAGCTGGTGCAGCTCGTCGAGTGGCACGAGGCGGAGCCGCGCCGGCCGGCGCATACCTTCGACGTGATCCTGCCGATGGTGACACCGGCCGGCGTCGCTCCCGGCGGACGCCGCGCCACCGCCGCCTTTGCCGACGACATCATCCGCGAGGTCGCCCGCGTGAAACCGCTTCGCGAGCATATGCGCATGGTGCAGCAGATCCTCACCGCCGGTGCGGTCGGCCTGCAAGGCATCCTGCGGGTGCTGACCTACGTCCGCGACGACGCAAACCTGACGTTCGACACCTCTCCCGATTGGGCGTTCTACCTTCAGACCGAAGATGGCGAACCGATCGAGGACGCACCGACCGGCACCTATCTGGACACGCGGCCATGATCCCACTGAAGCTCGTCATGACCACCGCCGGCCTCGGGCGGTTTACCGCCGCGCAGACCGACAACGGCGTCGACCTGACCGTTACCGAGGTCGGCTTTTCCGCGGCGAACTTCGTCGCCGCACCGACGCTGACGGCGTTGCCCGGCGAGTTCCGCCGCGTCTCGACCGTGTCAGGCGAGACGGCAGGGCCGAACCTCGTCCACATGACGGTGCAGGACGATACGCCGGACACCTACACGGTGCGCGGCTTCGGCCTGTTCCTTGGCGATGGCACGCTGTTCGCCACGTACAGCCAGCCGCAGGTGATCGCCGAAAAGTCGTCCAACGCGATGCTGGCGCTCGTCATCGACATCGCGTTCCCCGATGCCGGCGTAGAAAACATCACCTTCGGCAGCACCGACTTCCTCAACCCGCCAGCCACGGCCGAGCGCAAGGGCGTGGTCGAGCTGGCCACGCTGGCGGAGGCAAAGGCCGGCGATCCCGACCGCGTGACCACCGGCGAGATCGTCAAGGCGATGCTCACCGATGCGCTGCCGATCGGCACGATCACCTTATGGTTCGGAGCGGTCGCGCCCGCCGGCTGGGCGATCTGCGACGGAAGCGAGGTCGAAAAGGCCGATGGCACCGGCACGATCACGCTGCCGGATCTGCGCGGCCGGGCAGCGGTCGGCGCCTCTGGCGATCACGGGCTCGGCTTGGCGTTCGGCGAGAGCATCCGCTCGATCGATACGCGCATGGCCGGTGGCCACAACCATGACGTTTCGGTTTTCGTCAGCCGGTCGAGCACCGAAGCGGCCGTAAACACGACCAGCCGCAACGTGGATGCCGGCGGTTCGGCTGGTGGCGTCCTCACGTCGGCAACGCTTGCCGATCCAGGCCACTCCCATTCGACCGACGTCACGGTCAGCGCGGCAGGATCGCACGCGCACGCCGTCGAGATCGACGTGACGCAGCCGTCTCTCGCCCTCCACTACATCATGAGGCTGTAACGCCATGGCGAAGATCTCCGATCTACCCCTGCTGATTAACCCGGCCGGCAACGAGCTGGTGCCGGCGGTGAGCGGCGAAGAGACGGTCGGCGTCCGCATCGACGCCCTCGTCGCCGCGGCGCTGCCGATCACGGTTGCCGACGACGGCGATCTGTTCGGCCTCGGCTATGGCTACGAATGCGACGCCTACGGTTGCGTGCTGGGCCTGCGCACCGACACCGGCGCACAACATCTGCTCGGCCTGTCGGTCGCGGGACGCATGATGGCGGACGATCGCAACCTGTTCGGCCCGAGCATCTCCTACGAGTGCGATGCCTACGGCTGCGTGACCCAGCGCGTCGATCAGGCCGGCACGCTTCACGTCCTCCAGATCGATGCGAAGTCGTCCGCGGCGTCGAGCGCGGCGATCGTCGAGCCGAGCGCCCGCGATAACGTCCTGCGCTACACGCCGGGCGGCTGGCTCATGATCCCGGTGTTCGGCGAAAGCACCTCGGTCGGATTGCCAAGCCAAGGCGCGCAGGTCAGCACCTTTCAGCCGTATAGCAACCTCACCGGTGAATACGGCCCGGCGACCGCGCCGGGCGGCATGGGCACGCTTCGCGCACTGTACGAGGTGAAGCCGGAATATACCGCGTCGCCGACAGAGACGCCGTGCAGCGGCTTCGCCAACATGCTCAGCGAATATGCCTTCAAGCATTATGGCGTCGTGCCGGCCGACATGCCGATCATCACCGGCTCGTTCGGACAGGGCGGACAGACGGTCGCGCAGCTGGCGAAGGGCGGATCGAGCGCCCGGTACGATGACTGGCTGCTGCCCGCCATCGCCAATGTGAAAGCGCAGGCTGCTGCCGCCGGAAAGCCGCTCGTCGTTCCAGCTGTCGTCTTCATCTGTGGCGCGAACGACGGTGCCGCCGGCACGAGCTATGCCACGATGAAGGCTGGCCTGCTCAAGCTGGCGGCGGACTTCGACGCCGATGTGCGCGCGATCACCGGACAGACCCAGCCGTGCGCGATGCTGCTCTACCAGACCAGCGGCTGTTTCGAGCGGACGTCGATCAAGCCGATCCTTCAGGCGCAGTTCGACGCACAGCGTGAAAGCCCGCTGATCGAATATGCCGGCAACTGGCAGGACGGCGAGTTTTGGGACGGCGTCCACCAGACCACACGGGGCACGCTCCGGATGGCGGCCAAGGAAGGCGTCATGGGCGCGCAGTACCTGTTCGAAGGGCGGGTGCGCGGTGGTCGTCCGCTTGCCGCCTGGGCACAGGCCGGTGCCGTGTCGGTGCGGTTCGACTGCCCGATGACGATCGACGTCGACAACATGGGCGCGGTGCAGGACTTCGGCATCGCCATCACCGACGATGCCGGCGTGGTGCCGATCGCCACCGTCAGCGTAGACGGCGCGGTTGTCACGATTGATCCCGCTCGCCCGCTACAGGGATCTGCAACCTTTGAGCTGGCCCGCACCTATCAAGCCGCCAACACGACATCGGGCGGCTGCGCGACCAACCTGCGCGCCATCTACGCCGACACCTTCACCTATGGCGGCATCGCCTATCCGCTCTTCCGCTGGGGCGCGCATGCACTCCTGCCGATCATCACCACGGAGCATTGAGACGTGACCCAGCGCACCATGAACCCGAACGCGCTCGCCGGCGCTTCCAACCTCGGCCGGTTCGACCGCTTCGTCGCAAGCGATCGAGCGGGCCTCACCGCCGAATTGCAGTTCGGCCGCGACATGGCGACCAGCCGGATCAACCTCGCCAATCCCAACTCCCCGGGTAGCTGGACGGGCGCGCCCACCTTCCCGGCACCGCGGCTCGCCCGCGTTGGCGATGCGGATTATCTGACGATCGGCGCGATCGACAATGCGGAGCTGACCGTGATCGTCGCGGTCGAAATCCCCGGCGCTCCTGCGGCGGGCGGCGCGCTGCTTGGCAACTACTCGGTCCCCGGCGACTTCTTCCAGTTCGGCTACAAGGCCGGCGCTGGCCTGCGGGCGCTGGTGCCCAGCACGGCGGCCGAGGGATATGAGCAAGCCGCGCTTGGCACCGTGCCGTTCGGCGTCAGCATCTTTGCCCTGCGTACCACCGGTGCAGCGGCATTCACTGCCAAGCTCGATCACTTCAAGGGCGGCGATCACATCGACGGATCGGCGATGGTGAGTGCCAATAACCGCCGTGTCAGCCAGCTCCCACTGCGGATCGGCGGTTCGACCACCGGAGCCTATATGGCGGGCTCGACCAACATCCATGGGGTGGCGGTCTATTCCGGACGGTGCATGTCCGATGCCGAACTGCTCGCGGAGGTTCGGGCGATCACCGCACTGGCGGCGGCCGAAGGACCATTGGCGCTGGCACTCACCCGCCCGGCGAACCACGCGGTACGTCTCTAGGGCCTTGTTGTAGGACGGAGCATTACAACACAGGCTCCGCGCCCGCCCCTCGCGTCTGATGCAGACAGCCAACATGGCCGATGCCGACGCCTTTGATGACATGATCCGTTACGGCAAAGTCGATTCAGTCGATCTTGCCGCCGGCCGTTGCGTAATTCGAGTGGGTGATATCCTCACCCAGCCGGTCAAATGGCTGGAGCTTCGCGCCGGCCGCACCCGGACGTGGTCGCCGCCATCAACTGGCGAACAGGTCGTGCTGCTATGCCCCGCTGGTGATATTGCCGGTGCCATCGCTATCCGTGGGGTTTCAAGCGATGCGTATCGCTCCGCAGGCGATAGCGAACGCGAGCTGATCGAGTTCGGCGACGGCACCATCATCGCCTACGATCCCGCCGCGCACCTATTCGAGCTGCTTGCCGGAGCAGGCCGCCTACGTGTGGCCGCAACCGGTGGTCTGTCGATCGAAGGCCCGGTGACGATCACCGGGTCGCTCGCCGTTGATGGCAAGATCTCCGCGACCGACGACGTCGAGGCCGCAGGTAAGAGCCTGACGGATCACGTTCATCTTCAGGTGCAGCCGGGCAGCGGCGTGTCGGGCAGGCCGCGATGATCGGCATGGATGCGGCGACCGGCCGCCAGCTTGCCGGCGATGCTCACCTTGCACAGAGCTGCGCCGATATCCTTACGACGCCGATCGGCACCCGCGTCATGCGCCGCGATTATGGCTCCGCCATCTTCGATCTGATCGACCAGCCGCACAATCCGCTCACACGCATGCGAATCGTCGCAGCCACCGCCGTCGCGCTCGCGCGCTGGGAACCGCGCATCGCGCTCACCCGCGTGTCGTTCGACGACACGGCACCGCCTGCGCGTCCGATCCTGCTGTTGGAAGGGCATCGGACTGACAGCCCGGCCGGCAACAGCTTCACCACCCTCACCATCCCGCTTCGCCCCGCAAGCTGAAGGACTTTCCCATGGCGTTTCTCCACGGTATCAAGATCAACGAGCCGCTCACCGGCGCAACCCTCGCCCTCACCGCCCTTTCCGCAGTGATCGGTATCGTGGCGACCGCCAGTGACGCGGACGCGACGGTATTTCCCCTCGATCGTCCGGTGCTGATCACCGACGTCAACGCCGCGATCGGCAAGGCTGGCGTCGAAGGCACGCTAGCGAAGACACTTGGCGAGATCGCCAATCACGGATCGCCCATCGTGGTTGCCGTCCGCGTGGCGACCGCGGCTGCCGGAGCGATGGACGACAACGTCGTCGGAACCCGCGTGGACAACGCCTATACCGGCCTACAGGCGCTCTTGGCGGCAGAGGGGCAGGTCGGGGTCCGTCCGCGCATTATCGGCTGTCCTGGGCTTGATACGGAGGTCGTGGCGACCGCCATTGCCATCGTTGCTCGCAAGTTGCGCGGCTTCGCCTACGTCCAGTGCGAGGGCGACAGTGTCGCGGAGGCGCTGCTGTACCGCGAAAAGTTCGCTTCGCGCGAGTTGATGGGCCTTTGGCCCGAATGGACGGGTGGCCCGGTCGGTACGTGGTCCGGCAAGGCTGTTGCCGTGGCGTTGGGGCAGCGCGCCGCGATCGACGAGGCAGTGGGCTGGCATCAGGGCATTTCGAATGTCGCTGTTGCCGGCGTCACGGGCATGAGCAAGGATGTCAATTTCGACCTTCAAGACATGTCCACCGATGCCGGCCTGCTCAACGCTGGCCACGTCACGACGCTGATCAACCTCAACGGCCGCCGCTTTTGGGGCAACCGGACCTTCTCGGACGAGCCGCAGTTCGCCTTCGAGGTCGCGGTGCGAACCTCACAGGCGATTCAGGACATCATCGCGACCACTCTCGCGCGCTTTGTCGACAAACCCATGACGAAGGGCCTCGTCGGCGACATCGTCGAGACGGTCAATGCGCAGCTCCGGCAGTGGTCCGGCGAAGGCCGGCTCGTCGGCGGCACCTGCTGGTACGATCCGGCCTCCAACGCCGAGGCCGCCCTGTCCGCCGGCCGGCTGGTGATCGACTATGATTTCACGCCCTGCGCCCCGCTCGAAGGGCTGGAGCTGAACCAGCGCATCACTGACAAATATTACGCCGGCTTTGCGGACAACATCGCGGCCTGACGTCGCGCCCTCCCACCCCACCAATGATCTGATCCGAAGGACGATACGTCATGCACCTGCCCGCCAAGCTGAAGAATTGGGATCTCCACGTCGACGGCGTGAATTACGCCGGCGAAGTCGGTGAGATCGCCCTCCCCAAGATCGCCGAGAAGGTCGAGCAGTGGCGCGGTGCCGGCATGCTCGGCGAGGTCGATATCGGCATGGGCCTCGAGAAGCTGGAAATGGAAACCAAGTTCGGCGGCCTTGTCCTCGGCATCCTGCGCCAGTTCGGTGTCGTCTCGCTTGGCGGCGTCATGCTCCGGTTTAACGGTGCCTATCAGGATGACTATACCGCGACCACCGTCGCGGCCGAGCTGGTCGTGCGCGGCAAGCATGTCGAGATCGATCCCGGCACCGCCAAGCCCGGCGACAACACCGAATGGACCGTGAAATCCACGCTCACCTACCTGCGGTGGCGCGTCAACGGCCGGACGGAAATCGAGATCGACATCATTAACGCGATCTGGATCGTCGATGGCATCGACCGGTACGCGGAGATCCGCGCCGCCATGGGCCGCTGATCCGCCACCGACTTCGCGAAATTGCGCAAGTTCGATCTTGCGCGTGACTACAGGAACCCGTCCCCATGGCTGACAAGACTGCCGCCGTCCTCCCGCTCGCCCCCAGCATCACTGTCGCGATCGACAAGCCGCTTGTTCGGGGAGAGGATCTTCTCGCCTCGCTCACCTTCCGCCGGCCGACCACCGTCGTTCTGCTCGATATGTCTCTGATCCAGCTTGGCCTTGCCGACATGGACACGATCCGCATGCTGCTCGCCCGCACCAGCACCGACGGCCTGATCGTACAGGAGGTCGACCGCATCGACGGCGCGGACATGCTGGAGATCGCGCACGACATCGCCGCGTTCTTCCAGATCGATGACGACGAAGTACCGGCGATCACAATTGACGGCGACATCGTCACCATCCCGCTCGTCAAGCCGATCCGATTGTCGGAGGACGATGAAGCGGCGCAGATCACCCAGCTACGCCTGCGCCGGCCCGACAGCGGCGTATTTCGCGGCCTATCCCTCGCGCGATTGGGCCAGATGGAAACGCGCAGCCTTGCCGCCCTGCTGCCGCGGATCGCGCTCGAACGCGTCCGGGAGGCGGAGATCCACGCGATCGACCCCGTCGACTGGATGCGCATCGCCAACGAGGTGGGCGATTTTTTGCTGCCGAGGCGGCTGCGCACCGCCTGACCGACGATCTGGAGGAAGCGATGGCGAACATCTTCGCCATCCTTCCCGGCCTATCGTACGACGCGATGTGCGCGATGCGCCCCTCGCACCTGATGGAATGGCACGATCGCGCGCTGGCGCGGTCGGGCAGCCAGGAGTGACCCATGGCCAGCGGCCGCAACCTCGATCTGCTCCTGCGCTTCACCGCCCTCGACCGGCTGACCAGCCCGTTGCGCAACATGAGCCGCGGCGTGACCGGCGCGCGCAACGCAGTCGCCGCCACCACGCGCGAGCTGGCAGACCTCAACCGGACGCAGGAACGGATCGCCAAATTCAAAGGACTGGAAAACCGCCTCACCAGCCAGAGCGCTAAGCTGGCGGAGACCAGCGCCAAGACGATCAAGCTGAAGGATGCGCTGGCATCGACCACCCAGCCCACCGCCCGGATGGCCGCGGCCGTCGCTGCGGCCGAACAGCGCGAGGCGCGGCTCAGCACCGGCCTCGCCCGTGAGACGCAGCGCCTGTCGTCACTTCGCCGTGAGCTGACCGGTGCCGGCATCGATACCGGCCGCCTTGCCGATCACGAACGTTCCCTCGGCACAAGCATCGACGGCACGAATCGGCGGCTGGCGGAACAGCAGCGCCGGTTGGAAACGATCGAGCGGCGACGCGCACGTGTCGACAGCGCCCGTGAAACCGGGGGGAAGCTGCAAAGTGCCGGCGGTTCGGCGACCGCAGCCGGCGCGGTGATCGGTGCGCCGCTGGTGATCGCCGGCGGCAAGTGGCGTGAATTCGAAAGCGGCATGACTGACATCGCGCAAAAGGGCGAGATGTCGCGAAAGGCGGCTCGCGCCATGGGCGGCGAGATCATGCGAATGGCTCCGCGCGTCAATCAACTCGCCAGCGACCTGCGCACCGGCGTCGACGAGCTTGCGGGGTTCGGCATGAAGCCGGCCGAGGCGCTGGCGATGATGGAGCCGATCGGCAAGACGGCGACCGCCTACAAGGCGCAGAACGAGGATCTCGCCAAAGCCACGTTCGCCACCTACGACAATCTGAAGGTGCCGCTGGGCGAGACCGCCAAGACACTCGATATCCTCGCCTTCGCGGGAAAAAAGGGTGCGTTTGAGGTCAAGGATATGGCCAAGCACTTCCCCGCCTTGACGGCCGCCGCGCAAGGGCTGGGCCAGAAGGGCAACGGAGCCGTCGCGGATCTGGGCGCGGCGCTCCAGATCGTCCGCAAGGGCGCTGGCGACAGCGACACGGCCGGCAACAATCTCATTAACCTGCTCGCCAAGATCAACACCGAAGATACGATCAAGAATTTTAAGGATTTTGGCATCGATCTGCCGAAGGCGATGAAAAAGGCCGCCAAGGAAAGCAAGTCGCCGATCGAGGCGATCACGGAGCTGACCAAGCAGGCGCTGAAGGGCGATCCCAGCAAACTTTCGTTCCTGTTCGGCGACATGCAGGTGCAGCAGGCGATGCGCCCGCTGCTTGCCAACATGGCTGAATATCGTGCGATCCGCGCCGGAGCATTGCAGGCTAACGGCGTCGTCGATGCTGATTTTACGGAACGGCTTAGAGACGGCGCGGAGAAATCCAGAGCCTTTTCGATCGAGATGGAAAATCTTGGCTTGAAGGTCGGCAGCGTAACAGGACCGATGCTGGACAACGCCAAGGGCAAGCTCGCCGGCATGGCATCTTGGTTCTCGCAATTGAGCGAGAGCAACCCGGCGCTGTTTGCCGGTCTTGTCACCGTCGGCGGTGGCCTCGCCGGCGTGCTGGCGATCGTAGGGCCACTCGCGCTGGCGATCGGCATGATGCTGCCGGGTCTCGCGATGATGAAGAATGGGCTGGGTACACTGGTCCCCGTCCTGAAATTTGCGGGCGTCGCGATCCGGTTCGTATCGATCGGGCTGGGGCGGATGGCGCTTGCCGTGCTGACCAACCCCGTACTGCTGCTGGCGGCCGGTATCGCGGTAGGCGCGTACCTGATCTACAAGAACTGGAGCACCGTTCAGGGGTATCTCTCCGCTGGCCTCGCATGGTTTCAGGGCCTGTGGGCGCGGTTCAACATCTTCACCGTCGCCGGCCTCGGCCGCCTTGGTGGCGCCATCCTCAGCTTCAGCCCGCTCGGATTGTTCTACCGCGCCTTCGCTGGCCTGATGAGCTGGTTCGGCGTGTCGCTGCCCAACACCTTCGCCGGATTCGGTGCGATGATCATCGGTGGATTGTGGCGCGGCATCACCAGCCGCCTCGCTGCCCTGAAAAGCGGGATCATCGGGATCGCCTCTAGCGCGGCCGGCTGGTTCAAGAAGGCGATGGGCATCCACTCGCCATCGCGCGTTTTCATGGGCTTCGGCGGGTTCATGACGCAGGGTCTGGCGCTCGGCGTCGATAGGGGCGCGCGCCAGCCTCTCGATCGCGTGCGTCGCATGGCGAGCGACATCGCTGCGGCCGGTGCACCGCCCCGCATGCTGCGCAATGCGGTGACGATCGCCGGAGCGGTAGCTGCCGGCGCAGGCGTGCCATCAGTTGCGTCGTCTGCGCCTGCGCGATCCTCGCCTGCTGCTCCGGCCGCAGCCGCCCGCCCGACGATCGTTCAGCATCACCAGCACGATTATCATATTTCGATCGCTGGCGGGGGTGATGTCCGCAGCCAGGCGCGCGAGCTGTTGGCGGAGATCGAGCGCCTTCAGCGCGTCCAGCGCGACCGCTCCTACGAGGACAATTGATCCATGCTCCTCGCCATCGGCCTGTTCGTCTTCGAAAACCTGACGGTGCCATTCACCGACATCAGCCGCCGTACGGCATGGCGGCACGCCAAGAGCGCGCGCGTGGGCGCGCGGGATGCCAGCCAGTATGTCGGGCCGGGTGACGACGGTATCACGCTGAGCGGCGTGCTGCTGCCCGGCTTTGCCGGCGATTTCGCGTCCATGCGCAACCTGCGCGCCATGGCGGACGAAGGCGAGGCATGGCCGGTGGTCACCGGAGCCGGCGAGGTCCTCGGCAGCTTCGTCATTGCGTCGATCGACGAGCGAGGCGACACGCTGATGATCGACGGCGTGCCCCGCCGCGTCGATTTCTCGATTGAACTCGATCGGGTTGCCTGATGCTCCCCAACGCGCCCATGCCGTGGACGGCCACCGCTCGTAGGCAGAACTTCGCGGATTTCCGTGTCACGCTCGATGGCAAGGATCTGACCAGCAAGGTTCGACCACGGCTGATCTCGCTACGGCTGACGGAAAAGCGTGGTGGCGAAGCCGACGAGTTAGAGCTTGTGCTAGACGATGCGGACGGCAAGCTGGCCATCCCGAAAAAGGGCGTCATTATCGCGTGCGCGCTGGGCTGGCGTCGTGGCACCGATGTGATCACCGGTTTGGTCGACAAGGGCCGGTTCACGGTCGACGACGCCAGCTGGGACAGCTCGCCCGACACCATTACCGTCCGTGCGCGCTCGGCCGACCTGACCGCAGGCTATCGCGTGCGGCGCGAGGGCAGCCATCGGGATACGACGCTCGGGGCGCTCGCCGGCAAGGTTGCCGCCGCGCACGGCTACACCGCACACGTCGATCCGGCGCTGACGGGTATCGCCGTCCCCGTCCTCGTACAGGACGGCAAGAGCGACATGGCGATGATCCGCGACCTCGGCCGCCAGCATGACGCCGTGGCAACTGTTAAGGACCGCCGCCTGATCCTGAAGCCGATCGGCAAAGCCACGACCAGCTCGGGTGCGGCCATCCCGGCGGCGACGATCACGCGCAGCAGCGGCGACCGCGCGTCATGGAAGACGTATGCGTCCGGCCAGTGCCGTATCATCTAA